GACCAGACTCCGGAGGATCTACAAGCTTCTGCCGAAGGAAGCGGCCGGGACTGTCGCGGGGCTCATCGATCAGGCGGCCTTTATGCGCATCGAGTGCGAGGACATGGCGGACGACCTGCGGGAAAACGGCTGGACGGAGAAATTCCAGCAGTCGGAGCGACTGGATCCATATGACCGCGCCCGGCCCATCGGGCAGGCGTACAACTCGACGAACGCAAACTACCAGAAAATCATCAAGCAGCTCACGGCGCTCCTGCCGAAGCCGGACACCGCGCAGAAGCAGGAGGACGACGGCTTTGCAAGCTTTGTCCGGGAGCGTGACGAGGAATGATACTCACGCGCTACCCGGAGACCTACAACCCGATCCTCGAATACTGGGACGCGATCCAGTCGGGCCGAGAGACCGTCAGTCTGAAAGTGCAGAAAACCTACCGGCACGTTGTAGAGCAGCTGGGAGCGGAAAACTCCGAGTTTTACTACTCGCCGAAACGTGCCAATCACGTACTTGAATTTTTCGAAAACTACTGCCACCACTCCAAGGGCAAAGCGGGCGGCCAGCTCGTCAAGCTGGAGCTCTGGGAAAAGGCACTGCTCGCGACTGTCTTTGGGTTTATCGACATCGAGGGCAACCGCCAGTACCGCGAAGCGATCCTCATTGTCGGCAAGAAAAACGGAAAGTCGCTGCTTGCGTCAGGCGTCGGCCTGTATCTCCAGCTTGCTGACGGCGAGGCGGGCCCAGAGGTCTACGCCGTCGCGACCAAACGCGACCAGGCGAAGATCATCTGGCAGGAAGCAAAGCGCATGGTGCAGAAATCACCGGCGCTGCGCAAACGGACGCGCTGTCTGGTCGGCGAGGTGGACAGCGATTATAACGACGGCGTATTCAAGCCGCTGGCCTCCGACAGTGACACCCTCGACGGCCTTAACATCCACGGGGCCATGATGGATGAGATCCACCAGTGGAAGAGCGGGCGCGCCCTGTACGACATCATCGCCGACGGCGTGACGGCCCGTGAGCAGCCGCTGATCTTTATCACTTCCACCGCGGGCACCATCCGCGAGGACATCTACGACGAGAAATACGAAGAAGCCGAGCGCATCATCAACGGCTACGAAGATCCGGACGGATACCACGACCCGCGCCGGATCGCGTTTATTTACGAGCTCGACAAGCGCAGCGAGTGGACGGACCCGGACTGCTGGAAAAAGGCAAATCCGGGCCTCGGGACGATCAAGAGCTACACGGCGCTGAAAGAGCGGGTCGAGCGGGCGGAGAAAAACCCGGCCCTCGTCCGCAACCTCGTCTGCAAGGATTTCAACATCCGCGAGACCTCGAGCGAAGCCTGGCTCAATTTCGAGCAGCTCGACAACCGCGACACCTTCCAGCTCGACCGGGAAAACCGCCGCCTGGTATGGCAGCATTACATGGCGGACGGGAATGTGCAGGAGCGCGTCCTGTCCTACCCGCGCTACGGCATCGGCGGCGCGGATCTGTCCAAGACCACCGACCTGACGGCGGCGAAGGTCCTGTTCCAGGTGCTGGAGCTGCCGGAGATCCTGTTTGTGCTGCAGATGTACTGGCTGCCGCAGGACCTTTTGGAAAAGCGCATCACGGAGGACAAGATCCCCTACGACAAGTGGCATGAGCGAGGGCTGCTCCGCCTGTCCGAGGGCAACAAGATCCGCTATGAGGACGTCAAAGCATGGTTCATCGAGGTGCAGGAAGACCTCGATATTTTTATACCCTTTATCGGGTATGATGCGTGGTCTGCGTCTTATTGGGTAGACAGCATGGCGGACTATTTCGGGAAAGAGGCCATGATCGCCGTGCATCAGGGTGTCAAGACCCTGTCCGAGCCTATGAAGCGCTGCGGGAACGACTTGGAATCCAAGCGCATTATTTACAACAACCACCCGATCGACAAATGGAACCTCGCAAACACCGCCTATGACGAGGACAAAAACGGCAATATCCAGCCGCACAAGACGAGCAAGTCAACACGCCGCATCGACGGCACGGCGGCACTGCTCGACGCCTACGCGGTCTATGACCAGAAGCAGGCGGAATACAAAAGCATGCTCTAGGAGTGACAACATGGGATTCTTCAAAAACCTCTGGGCCAATATAACGACAACTAAGCGCGTATCGACCGTCCAGATGGTGCAGGAGCGCGGGAACGGCTTTTACAGCTACAACGGCAAAATGTATCAGTCCGATATCGTCCGCGCCTGCATCCGGCCAAAGATCAAGGCCATCGGCAAGCTGACGGCAAAGCACATCCGGGAGACCATCACCGCCCAGACGCGGAAGATCGCCGTAAATCCGGAACCTTACATCCGCTTTTTGCTCGAAGAGCCGAACCAGTACATGACGGGCCAGATGCTGCAGGAGAAGCTGGCCGCGCAGCTAATCCTCAACAACAACGCCTTCGCGGTGATCCTGCGGGACGAAAACGGCCTGCCGAACGCCATTTTTCCAGTCGCGGCCATGCAGGCAGATGCTGTCTATGACGCGGGCGGGAATTTGTATCTGAAATTTTACATGCAGAACGGCAATGTCCTGACGTTTGCATACGACAATGTGATCCACCTGCGTGGGGATTTTTACGAAAACGACATCTTCGGCGACCCCATTGCTCCGGCCATTGTGCCGCTGATGGAGATCGTCACCACGACGGATCAGGGCATCGTCAAAGCCATCCGGAATAGCGCAGTCATCCGCTGGCTTTTGATGTTCGCATCCTCCATGCGCGCGGAGGATATCAAGAAGCGCGCGCAGGACTTTGCCGACAGCTTCCTCAATGTTTCCAACGGCACGGGCGTCGCGGCCGTCGACGCAAAGGCCGAGGCCAAGCAGATCGACCCCAAGGACTACGTCCCAAACGCCGCCCAGATGGATAAGACCACGCAGCGCATCTACGCCATGTTTAACACCAACCCGCATATCGTCACGTCGATCGCGACGGAGGATGAGCAGAACGCCTATTTTGACGCCGAGATCGAGCCGGTGCTGAAGCAGCTGAGCGGCGAGTACACCCGCAAGCTCTTTTCCCGGCGCGAGCGCGGCTGCGGCAACCGCATCGTCTTTGAGGCGTCCGCGTGGGACTTCGCCTCGACCTCGACCAAGCTCAACCTCCTGCAGATGGTCGACCGCGGCGCGCTGACGCCGAACGAATGGCGGCGCGCATTCAACCTCGCGCCGGTCGACGGCGGGGACAAGCCGATCCGCAGGCTGGACACGCAGCCGGTCGACCGAAACACCGCGCAGAAAGGAGATGAAACCGCATGAAGATCAGCATTCGCGGGCCGATCGTATCCAGCAACCAGCACCGCTTTTACCAGTGGTACGGTATGGAGGCGACAAGCCCAAAATCCGTAGCCGACGCGCTTGCATCCGGAAACGGAGAGCGGGCCGAAGTGGAGATCAATTCCGGCGGCGGCGAGATATTCGCCGCGAGCGAGATTTACACCGCCCTGCGCAATTACGCCGGCGGCGTCCACATCCGCATTGTAGGCCTAGCAGCCTCGGCCGCGTCCATCATCGCAATGGCAGGCGAATCAGAAATGACGCCGACCGGCATGATGATGATCCACAACGTCCAGTCCAGCGCCGACGGCGACTACCGCCAGATGGAGCACACCGCCGGTGTCCTGCGCGACGCCAATCACGCCATCACATCGGCCTATATCGCTAAGACCGGAAAGCCAGAGCAGGAGATCGCCGCCATGATGGACGCCGAGACGTGGGTCACGGCGGAGCGGGCAGTAGAACTCGGCCTCATCGACCGCGTCATGCAGTTGGGCTCTGGCCAGAAACCGCTGGCAGCGGATTTTTATTCCGGCATGCTCAGCGAGGACGCGCTCCGGCGCGCAGAAAATCTCATAAAAAATCAGGCCGCAGCGCCTGACTTTTTTAAGCCCGAACGGGCGCAGGCAGAAGCAAAATTAAAATTTTTGAAACTCAAAGGAGAACTGAAATGACGAAGGAAATTTACAACATCCAGCGCCAGAAGCTCATGGACGACGCCCAGAAGCTGCTGGACGAAAGCAAGACCGCAGAGGCGCAGGCCAAGATGAAGGAAGTCGAGGCCCTCGACGCCAAGTTTGAGGAGGAAGCCAAGATCCAGGCGAACCTCAACGCCCTCGCGGGCCAGAAGGTCGCGGCCCCGGCTGCGGCAGCGCAGTCCGTCGACCTGTCCGGCACGGCAAAGACTCCGGACGTGCTCGACCGGTACGATACCGACGAGTACAAGCGGGCCTTCATGAACTACGTCCTGACCGGCAAGAAGATTCCGGCAGAGCTGACCAACGCGGACGCGAACACCAAGACCTCCGACGTCGGCGCAGCCATCCCGACCACCACGCTGCAGAAGATCTACGAAAAGATCGAAGCGACCGGCATGATCCTGCCGCGAGTGACGCACACGTCCTACAAGGGCGGCGTGACCGTCCCGACGAGCTCTGCAAAGCCGACGGCATCGTGGGTGGCAGAGGGTGCAGGCTCCGACAAGCAGAAAAAAGCGCTCGGCTCCATCACCTTTGCCTACCACAAGCTGCGCTGCGCGATCTCCATGTCGCTCGAGGTCTCCATCGTGACCTACCCGATGTTTGAGTCGCAGTTTGTCGCCAACGTGGCCGAGGCCATGGTAAAGGCCGAGGAACAGGCCATCATCAGCGGCTCCGGCTCCGGCCAGCCGAAGGGTATTACCAAGGAGACCGCACCGACCGGCCAGAACATCGACATCGCTGCCGCAACGACCGCGCTGGCGTACACCGATCTGGTCAAGGCAGAGGCCGCGCTGCCACAGGCTTACGACGCAGACGCCGTCTGGTGCATGTCGAAGAAGACCTTCTTCGAGCAGATCGTCGGCATGGTCGACGACAAGAAGCAGCCCGTCGCCCGCGTCAACTATGGACTCAGCGGCAAGCCGGTCTACTCGCTCTTTGGCCGCGAGGTCGTCCTCGTCGGCGACTATCTGCCGTCCTTCACCGCGAGCGTGACCGCGGACACGATCTTTGCATTCATTTTCAATTTCAAAGATTATCTCTGGAATGAGAATCTCGGCATGACGTTCCGCAAGTACACCGACAACGCGACCGACGACGAGGTCACCGTCGCGCTGGCGCTCGTCGACGGTAAGGCCGTCGACAAGAACAGCCTCGTCACGCTGACAAAGAAGAAGGCCTGACGGCGCGAGGCCAACAGGGAGGGATGACATTGGCTTTGATCAACGTTGCAAAAACCGCCCTGCGGCTGACCACAAACGCCCTTGACGACGAGCTCGCAGACGAGATTGATGCCTGCCTCCTGCGCCTGCACCTTGCGGGCGCGGAGGGGGCGGACGAAGACCCGCTGGTCAAAGACGCCGTCCGCGCATACGTCCGCTGGCAGCATGATTTCTGCGGCCGGGGCGAGGAATGGAAGACCTGCTTTGCAGATATCCGCGACGCTATGGGGCTGTCCGACGATTACAGGGCAGTCCAAGCCAGCGGCGGAGCAGGAGGTGCTTGCTGTGATCTTTGACACGCAGATCACACTGCGCCTGTTCTCTTACCCCATCGTAAACGGCCAGACGACGGAAAAACTCGAACGCGAAACCGCCGTCTGGGCTGCCCGCAAGTCCGTAAACCGCGCCGAGTATTATCAGGCCGCGCAAGCCGGCAAGCGCACGGACGCAATTTTCCGCATGCACAGCGCGGAATACGGCGGCGAGCAGCAGCTCGTCTGCGGCTCTGACGTCTTTGACGTCATCCGCAGCTATGGCGCGGAGACAGAAGAAGTCGAGCTGACCTGCAAACGGAGGGACGGCGCATGATGATCTATGAGGCGCTATCAAGCCTGGGCGTTCCGGTTTGCCACCCGCCCTATAAGGGAGCGGAAGAAACCTACATCACCTATCAGCTGCTCGGCCAGTCCGGGCAGCTCTACGCCGAGGGCGGCGAGGCCGAGACCGGCGTGCAGTACGCCGTTTCCATCTTCGCCGAGGGCTTTGCCGCCGACCTGCTCCAGCGCACGAAAGCCGCGCTGGAGGCCGCAGGCTACATTGCTACCGTCGACATGGAGACCTACGACAAGGAGACAGGCCGCACGCAGATCGCACTCATCGCCGAGACGGAGGGCGCGGAGTATGGCTAAGATCTCGTTTTCCGGAACGGATGAGCTCATGGCAACGCTACAAAAGGCCAACGTCTTTGATGATGAGATGCAGCAGGAGCTTTTATATGCTGCAGGTGACATCATCGTTGAGGAACTGCAAAATGCCGTCCGGGCGAGCGGGTTCCACACGGAAGCCTACGCCTCCAGCGTGAAATACCGCAAAACCATCAAGCAGGACAAAAACGGAGATCCGTATATCACCATCACGGCGGTCGGAAAAAACGAGCACGGAACGCGCAGAGCGACCGTGCTTTTTGTTTTGAATTACGGCCGCGCGAAGGAATACGGGCAGATCACAGGAACTTATTTTTGGACAAAGGGCGTCAGGAACGCGCAGAAACGCGTAAACGCGGAGCTCGAAAAGATCCTTACACAAAAGCTTAAAGAAAGGGGCCTATTGTAAATGCCTAGTTTTGACTTACGCGGCATCCGGGCGGGAAAGTATAAAAACACGTCCGGCACCGTGACCTACACAGAGCCGACCGACGTCGGCGACGCCATGAGCGCGCAGCTGGAACTCAAGTTCGCAGAGGGCCGCCTGTACGCGGAATCCAAGCTTGCCGAGTATATCAAGCTTGCCACCGGCGGCACGATCTCGCTGGCTGTCAAGTACATAAAAAAAACCGCACAGGCTATGCTCTACGGCTGTACGTCAGACACGAGCAAGGAAAACCTGAAATTCTCGGCAAAAGACATTGCCAACTATGTCGGCGTCGGTTTTTACGCGCCGGACAAGATCGACGGCGTGACCAAGTACACCTGTGTCTGGGTGCCGAAAGCGCTGTTCGGCCCGCCCTCGCTGTCCTACCAGACCAAGGGCGAGAACATCCAGTTCAACACGCCAACAACGACCGGCGAGTTCCTAGCGGACGATTCCGCCGAAGAGTTGCTGCTCGAGACCGAGACCGTCGACACCGCGGCGGAGGCCGTCGCATGGATCAAGGGAAAGCTGGGTGAGACATGATGGAAACGACAAAGCTCGAAACCGTAGATTATGAATTTGAAGGCCGGGTGTACCGACTGACCTGCAACATGAACGCCATCGCATACGTGCAGGACGAATACGATGGGAACCTCGTGCAGGCGCTGGATCGGATCCATGGGATCAAAAGTACGCTGGCGTTTCTCGCCGGTATGCTGACGGACGCAGCGGATTCACAGGGGATCACCGATGAAAACGGACTGCCGCTGGTATTTACGCGGAAGCAGCTGGGCCGAAAGCTCACGCTCGCGCAGACCGTGGAGGCCGGAAAACTGATCTATCCGCTGGTTCGGGCCGAAGTATTGAAGAACGCGGGGGCCGAAACGAAACCGCAGGAAGACGAAAAAAACTGACACAGCCGGGGGAACCGAAGCCGAACGGCTTTGATTTCCACGGCTATCTTGCCATTTGGCTGTTCCGGCTGCACCTGCCGGAGCGGGACTTCTGGAAGACCATGAGCCCGCGCCGCCTGACGCTCCTGCTTGACGCACTGGAGCCGCCCAAAAAGCCGGAAGAGCCGCAGAGCCTGTCCGCCTACATCAACGGAGGCACATAATATGCCAAACATCAACACAAGATTTACGCTTTCGGGCGAAAAAGAATACAAACAGGCCATTTCCGAGATCGGCAGCGGCATGAAGGTGCTGGACTCGGAAATGCGAAAGGTGCAGTCCGCCTACGCGCAGAACGCCGACAGCGTCGAGGCGCTGAGCGCCAAAAACGACGTGCTCGGGCGCAAAATCTCCACGCAGACCGAAAAGATCGAGTATCTGCGTGCCGCCCTGCAGCAGTCCGCCGAGAAATACGGCGAGGCAGACAAGCGCACAATGCAGTGGCAGGCCAGCCTCAACAACGCCGAGGCCGAGCTGAACAACCTCAACAACCAGTTTGACGAGAACAAGCAGAAGATTGCCGACTCCGGCAAGGAGATGGGCAACCTCGGCGACGTGGTGAACGGACTGACGTCAAGGCTCGGCATTCAGCTGCCGGACAGCATGAAGTCCTCCATGAACGCCATGGGGAGCCTTGACGCGTCGTCTCTGGCGCTTGCTGGTACATTCGCTGCCGTCGCGGCAGCGATCGTAAAAGTCGAAAAGGCCATGATCTCCATGACGAAGGAATCTGCGTCTTTTGCCGACAACATCATCACGCTCTCCATGCAGACCGGCCAGACGACTGACCAGCTGCAGGAGTTTTCCTACGCAACCGAGCTGATCGACGTCTCCGTCGATACCCTGCAGGGCAGCCTCCGCAAGCTGACCAACAACATGCAGGACACGATGAACGGCACGGGCAATGCGCAGGCATCGTTTGAAGCACTGGGGATCTCTGTCACCAACGCCGACGGCAGTATGCGCAGTGCGAATGACGTTTTTTATGAGACGATCGACGCTCTCGGAAAAGTAAAAAACGAAACAGAGCGGGACGCCATGTCCATGGACATCTTCGGCCGCTCCGCGCAGGATCTGAATCCGCTGATCATTCAGGGGTCGGACACCCTCAAGGCCTACGCAGACGAGGCGCACAACGTAGGCTATGTACTGGATGGAGAGGCGCTTTCCGCACTCGGAGCGGTCGACGACGCCTATCAGCGACTGCAGAAGACGCAGGAGGGCGTGAAGAACCAGCTGGCCGCCGAGTTCGCGCCGTACCTCGAGGAATTTTACGGCGACGCGACGCAGGGCGTGAAGGATCTCGGGAAGGCAACCAAGGATTCAGGAATCGTCGAAGCCTTCGGCATGCTGCTTGAGACCGTCGGCGACATCCTCAATCCCATGTCCGATCTGTCCGGCAACCGCGTCCCGGCGCTGACCAACGCCCTGCGGCCGCTGGCGGAGGTCATGGCGCTGATAGCAGACACGGCGGACTTTTTTGCGGGCCTGTTTACGCTGGATTTTAAGAAAATGGGCAATGCCCTAGGCTTTGGATATGCCAGCGGAAACGGCAACAAGTACCAGACACTGCAGGACAGCTACGCGGCAAAATCGTGGGGCAGCAGCGCATCCGACCTCTCCAAGGCATACGAGGACGCCGCTGCCCGCGGCGACTCGTCCACCATCGGCATCACGGAGGACGAATGGGTCCGGCGCTATCTGGGCGGCAACGCCGCCGGTACGGACAACTGGTCTGGCGGCTGGACGAAGGTAAATGAAAACGGCCTTGAGCGGATCTATCTCCCATCCGGCTCGCGCATCCAGACGGCCAGCGAGACCCGCTACACGGGCGGCGGCGACATCTACATTGACAAAGTCATCATCCCGGCGTCCGATATCCGGGAGCTGAACGATATCGTGACGATCTTTACCAACGAGCGAATCACGCAGCGAATGGGGGCGAAGTAAGTGCCAACCTTTACAGTACAGGCCAGCGGGTCGACGGCAGTCTCCAAGTCCCACCCGAACACAAACTATTCAAATCTTACGCAGTACAAGCTGTTTGTCGATCCGTTTACGAACCATGACGGAACATATGACGGCTGGGATAATATCCTGCTGAAATTCGGCGAGCCTGCGGCAGCATACAAGTACAAACGTATCACAAAGGTGAGGCTTGTAATATACGCCATGCCAACAGCCGGTACTTTGGGAAGTTGGGGAGCTGCATACATAGCAGCTTACGGGCAAGGCTTGGCAGAGCCGCTCGACACAGGCACGGTAACATACGCGACGCAGCCGAAACCATATGGCAATGGAGACGGCGTTGGGTCAGCAAGCTGGGATACCCTCAACCAAGTTGTACAGGCCGAGGCAGTATTCACGATGTCCCTTTACGATGCGACAAAAAAGAAGAATCTTGAGAGCGGCCTGCGCAACGGCTTCGCATTTGCTTTTTCGGCTGGCGGAACGGGACACGCGTCCGAAGCGATTTTTTACGGCGTGAAATCGTCATACAAACCATTTTTGGAATGTGAGTATTCGGATGACGACGTCGGAATACAGGCCAGCGATTTTACACCATCTTCCGGGGCGTTTGTGAATCGAACGCAAAAAAATACGTTCACATGGGCCTGCAAAGACGACACAGATCTCACACAGACGTGCTTCACGGAGATAAAACAAACCTCCGCAGTCTTCGAGTGGCGCGTAAAAAATGCGAGCACCTCAAACACGATCAGCGTCTCCGGCGCGACGACCGCCTGCACAGTCCCTGCAAACACATTCCCGTCCGGAACGCTCGAATGGCGTGTAAAGGTGACGGCGAACAGCGGAACGACAACAACGTCCGCATGGCAGGAGATCACGACAACAGACGTTACCCCGACGGCCAAGCCCGTCTCCCCTTCTGGCATCGTCATCGACGCCACCATCGTCAACCGCTTTAGCTGGCAGCACATCATTTCCACCGGCACGCCGCAGAGCAAAGCTGATCTGCAATGGTCCGCCGACGGCGCGACGTGGAACACCCTAACGACCGTTACCGGCGCGGATCAGTATTACGACGTCCCCGCGAACACCTTTACGAGCGGGACGAAATACTGGCGCGTGCGAACCTACAACACCGACGGCACGGCCTCGGCGTGGAGCGACGCGGCGGAATTTATCGCCATCAACGCGCCGTCCGCCCCGTCCATCGTCATCCAGTCCACCGGCCCGCGCCCGCGCATCACGTGGCAAACGTCGGAACAGGAGGCCTATCAGCTGACGCTCTCCAACGGCTATGCATCCGGCACGGTCTACGGTACGGAAAAGGCATGGCGCTCGCCTGCCTATCTGGCCGACGGCAGCTATACCGTCCGAGTCCGCGTGCAGAATCAATACGGCATGTGGTCGGAGTGGAGCGCCGCTGCCCTGCCCGTCTCCCATACCGAGGGCGAAGCGATCACCCTGACCGTCTCTGCCGGGCGCGAGGCGGCGCTCAGCTGGCAGACGGCTGGGAGCTATGACTTTTACCTGATCGAGCGGGACGGCGTCGCCATCGCACGCACAGGCACCAAGGGATACACCGACAAGCGGAGCATCGGTTCCGTCACCTATCGCGTCCGCGGCTGCTACGATGACAGCGATAACTACGGCGTGTCCAATCCGGATACCGTCGAGATCCTGCCGGAGACCAATACAATCTGCGACCTCTCGACCGGCGTCTGGATCGATATGCGCCTGTCCGAGACGCAGCTGCGCACCAACCGCGTAAGCTTCGCAGCCGGCGTCAGCACGATCCACCTGGCCGGGCTTGCCTACCCCGTGGAAGAGCGCAGCGAGCAGCGCGACCGGTCACTCGCTGTCGCCTGCGCATGGCCGCACAGCCAGCGCGCCAGCGCGCTCGCGCTCGAGGCACTTGTCGGGCGGCTTGTCTGCCTGAAAGATCACTACGGCAACATGGCGATTGGCACGCTTCCGTCGCTGGAGAGCAACAGCGACGAGTTTATGCGGCGGTACTCCTTTACCGTAACCCATACCAATCAGGAGGAGGCGATTACTCTTGACCCGTGACGTCCGATACCGCGTCGACGTCCTGCGAAACGGCGCGCCCATCACGCAGCTCCAGTGGGCCGACGGCGACGCGCCGCAGATCATGTGGGATCGCGCGGCAAACATCCATGGCGCGCTGCGCGGAAGCTTCCGACCGAACGACCTCGCGGAACTGGAATCCGATGAGCTGCGTCCATGGATGAGCGTTGACGGCGTCGAGACCTCGCTCGGGATCTATCAGGCCACGACCGTCAGCAAAAAAGGAAGCGCCGGAAGCATGCGCATCGAAATCGAAGCGTATGACCGCTGCTGGCGGGTGTATACGCAGAAAACAGAGACGCTCCTGCATCTTTCTGCCGGCGCGTCCTATCTTACGGAGATCCGCAAGCTGCTCACTACCTGCGGCGTTACATTGGTGATTGCCACACCGAACGACGCAGTCCTCGCGACAGACCGCGAGGACTGGGACATCGGCACCAGCTATCTGACGATCGTCAATGCCCTGCTATCAGAAATCAATTATGAGAGCCTGTGGTTTGACGCAGACGGCGTCTGCCGCCTGGAGCCATACCAGGAGCCGTCCGCCGCGCTCATCGACTGGCGATACGGCACGACAGATCTGTTTTTGCCGGAAAAGCATCTGGGGCAAGACTGGTCGGACGAGACGGATATTTTTGACGCCCCGAACGTCTTTGTCGTGACCTGCAACAATCCGGACATGGACGCGGCCATGGTGGCGACCGCCGTCAACGACAATCCGGCGTCCAAAAAATCCACCTTCAAACGCGGCATGCGCATCACCTCTGTCGAGCGGGTGGACAACATTGCGTCGCAGGAGGAGCTGCAGGCCTACGCAGACAAACGCCGCAATGAATCCCTACTGGCTGCGCGTGCGATCACGTTTTACACGCTCAACGAGCCGGGCCACGGCGTCGGCGATATCCTCGCTCTGACGCACGACGACCTCGGAGGCATCTACCTTGAGACCGGCTGGTCGATCACGATGCAGGCCGGCAGCCTCATGACACACTCAGCAAAAAGGACGGTGATTGCCTGATGGAGGGCATCAACAGCTTATTTGTATCATCGATCAGCATGCCGGACGAAAATCTGCCGGAAAACTTTCTGGCGACCGTCGGCGCGGTCTATGACGATGGTCTGTCCCTCATCCTAGAGGGGCAGACGGAAGCCACAACAAAGCACTATAAATGCAACACGTCGGCCACCTTCGCCGCGGGCGACCGCGTCAAGGTCGCACGGATCTCCGGCAGCTATATCGTCGAGTACGTTGTCGGCCCGCCGGGCAGCGGCGGAACGACAGAAACACCGTATGCGATACAGCGCGGGAGTAACGGTATATTTGTACATGCAAGCAAAAATATGCTGGTGCCGATGGTGCGGAATATGTACATAGGAGCAACAGACAAGCCCGTGAATTTGGCCGCGACGTATCTGTATATGTGCTACAACAACTCCACCCGCGCGGAGATATACTGCAACAACGCAGGCAAGCTTGTTGTAAATGGCACAGTAATCGGATAGGAGGAAAACAGCATGATCCAGATCCACATCACCAAAGCCTCCGCGCATCTCTGTTCGCCGCCGGAGCTGCTGACGGCGGGCATGGCCAAGGCTGTGACCGTTGAGTTCGTGTTTTCTGACGATTGGGACAGGCTAACGAAGACAGCCGTCTTCTCGGCCGGCAGAACTACAGTGGATGTGCTGGAAAGCGCGTGGGACGGCAACAAGGTTGTGGTGCCGCATGAAATTCTGGCAGACGCGGGGCCGATCGCACGCGTCGGCGTCTACGGCGCAAACGCGGACGGGCTGATATTGCCGACAGTGTGGGTAACGCTCGGCAAAGTCATGCCGGCGGCAGAGCCGTCCGGAGATCCGGGGGCAGACCCGATGCTGCCGATCTGGGCGCAGCTGCAAAACCAGATCGGCGATCTGGACGACCTCAAGACCTACAACAAGGGCAACCTCGTCGACGCCATCAACGAGGCCCGCAGCTCCGGCGGCTCCGGCGGCGGAGGCTACACCATCGGCGACGGCCTCAAGCTCGACGCAGCCACAAATACCCTGTCCGTCGACACGGCGGAGGCAGTGGAGAAGGACAACACAAAGCCCGTAACCAGCGCCGCCGTCTATACCGAGGTCGGCAACATCAACGCCCTGCTGGCGACAATCTAAAGGAGTGATTTTATGAGCACACAGACGGAAATTACCAGACTGCAGACCGCGCGGAACAAGCTGCGCACATGGCTCGTCGGCCTCGGCCTTGCCGCGAGCACGGACAAGCTCGACGCGCTGGCCGACAAGGCAACAGCCATCAAAAATAACGGCGCGATCGATGCACAGGTCAAGGAGGGCGAGAGCTACACCGTCCCGAAGGGCTATCACGATGGCACAGGCACGGTCAAGGGCGTCGGAGGCGGCGGCAATTACCAGCTGCAAGCCAAGACCGTCACGCCGACCAAGGAGCAGCAGGCGATCACGCCAGATCAGGGCTATTACGGACTGTCCGGCGTGACCGTCGGCGCGATCCCGGAAAACTATCAGGACGTCAGCGCCACGACGGCCACGCCCGGCGACGTACTGGCGAACAAAGTCTTTATCGACGCCGACGGCGTGACGCAGGCAGGCACCATGCCGGACAACGGCGCAGTATCTAAGGTGCTGGACGCCACGACCGGCAATCAGGAATACACCGTCCCGGCGGGCAAGCACTCCGGCACGGGCAAGGTATCTGTCGTGCTGGAAACCAAGTCCGCCACGCCTACCGAGGCCGCGCAGGACATCACGCCCACGAAGGGCAAAGTTCTCGGCAAGGTCACGGTAGGAGCCATCCCCGCCAAGTACAAAGACGTTTCCGGCGTGACCGCCGGAGCTGCTGACGTGCTGGACGGCAAGTTTATCGTGCTGGCCGACGGCAGCAAGGTCGAAGGCACTATGGACAACAACGGCGCGATCGAAAAGACCATCGACGGCCTCACGCAGACAAGCGTCGCGGTCCCGGCGGGCTATACTTCCGGCGGCACGGTATCACTGACAGACGCAATCGAGATGGCTCTCGCCGCGATCTAAGGAGGCAGGCATGAGTATCCAGAGCGAAATCGACCGCATTATCACGGCAGTCGGCGCGGCGTATGACGCGGTAGACTCCAAAGGCGGCACAGCCCCTGCGGCACAGACCATCGGCGGGCTTGCTGCAGCAGTCGGCACGATTCCGACCGGCATAGCTCTGCAGCTGGTCGTAACAGTATCTGCCGGTGCGACGGTCACAGCGACAAACGGCTCCAAAACGATCAGCGGAACCGCCGACAGCACCGGCGTTTGTACGCTTACCGTGCCGGAACCTGGTACATGGAGCGTATCTGCAACGCTGGGCGGGCAAACGTCCGACACAAAAACCGTATCCATCACGGACAGCTACGCGGTGGCGCTGACGTTCTTCTCCGCGACGATCACGGTAACGGTCGATTCCGGCGCATCCGTCACGTTGAAAAAGGACGGCGTAACAGTCCAGACAAAGACTAGCACGGGGACAGCGGTATTTACCGTAACGGAAACCGGTGCATATACCGTCGAGGCCACAAAGAACGGGCAGACTGTGAGCGGCTCCGTCAATGTTGTTTCCGGCACGACATCCTACACGCTGACGCTTTCTTTCGTAAGCTCCACGCTCAACGACAACGAGTGGAGCACCATCAAGTCCGTTTCCGATGCGGGACAGGGCGCGAACTATTGGAGCATTGGTGATTGCAAAGAGATTACGCTGAACGGCACTGTTGGTGCGCTGACGCTATCTAATTATAGCACATATGTATACATTATCGGGTTTAACCATAACGCGAGCGTCGAGGGCACAAACCGCATCCATTTTCAGCTTGCAAAGACCGCGCTTTCCGGCGGCACGGACATTGCCCTATATGATGCAAGCGCCGGTTTCGAAATGAATACCAACGACACGAACTCTGGCGGATGGAGCGCGTCGAATATGCGCAAGAGCGTCTGCGGCACAAGCCTGTCAAGCTACTCCGGCACGATTCTTGCTGTCATTCCGGCAGCACTCCGAACCGTATTGAAATCCGTGACGAAGTACACGAACAACACAGGCAACAGCAGCGCAGCCAGCGCGGTAACGGCAACGACAGATTACTTTTTCCTCCTGTCCGAATACGAAGTATGCGGGGAACTCGTCGCCAGCAACACGAACGAAAAGAGCAAGCAGGCGCAGTATTCGTATTACAGCGCGGGCAACAGCAAAATCAAATACAATCACGGCGAGACAGGTACAGCCGTTAATTGGTGGTTGCGTTCCCCGGCTTCCAACGGAATCGACAGCTTTATGATAGTGTATAAGTACGGGTCAGCCACCTATTACCCCGCGAACTTCTCGCTTGGCTTTGCCCCCGGTTTCTGCGTATGAGGGAAAAACACATGGAGTATATCGTATATAAGCGCTTTCGTGGAGCGGGGATAGAGGGGGAATTTAATCTCCGGTACGGAACTGTGGTAGCGGAAATCGAAGGGTTTCTGTTTGCATCGGACGGCAGGCGGATATGCGCTGCGACGTCCGAGAACGGATGGGAGCATTTCAGGCCGAACACGCAGGAAGGTGCCGAGCGGCAGAAAATGCTGAACGATCTGTACCGCTGGTACACGAAAAACGGCTGCGGCGAAGACTTTACGGATGACAAATGGCCGGGGCAGGAAAACGGCTACTGGAAAAATCGACTGCGTACCGCAAGCACAAGTCTGTTGAGGCAAATATACAAGGCAAAGATTGGAGGGAACGCATGTATATAATCACGAGCGAAGGGGCGTTTGCCGGATACGCGGACAGAGTTATCCCGATCAGGCTGCATCAAAACGGTTGCTATGTCCCATGCGGGGAGAGCGAAGCAGAAGGATTCTGCGCACAAAAGGCAATCACGCAGACGGATAAGGAAGGGAACGAATACCGAACGCTGGCCGATACAGTGTACCGGACGGAAGGACACGCAATGAAAGGAACAGAGCCGGTCGGAAGCTACAAACAGCATGGCGCAGCCGTTCCGCTGACCGAGGCGGAAGCCGCGCTTGCAGAATTGGAGGCAGTCTATGACGCAAGATAAATTAGAAAAGCTCAAGTCTGCCATCAAGGACGGCAAGCTGGTGCAGGAGGCGGGCGGCATAACGAAGGACGTGACGCAATCGGACAAGCTGGGCTATGACTGGCGGAACATCTACGTCAACAAGATCCTGGTGCGGCAGGAGTACGTTGAGCAGGACGTAAAACAGGGTACGGCTGACAATCCGATCGCGTGGGCACCCAGAATGGCCCTCATCCAGAACGCCTACTACACGCACGACGGCGAGATCAAGATCTGGATGGGCGCGGCCGGAAAAAAGGCAGACTGGACGGACGCGGCCTTTGTGCCGATCTGATAGCGCGGAAGGGAGAACGCCATGGACACCAAAACCATCATCGTTACACTCGTCTGCGCCGTGCTCGGATCGTCCGCGCTGACGGCAGTCGTCAATGCCGTCGTCGGCGCGATACAGAAAAAGCGCGGCAAGGCCACGACGCAGGAGGCGCACCTAGCCGAGATCGACAAAAAGCTCGGAAAAATGCAGGAGCATCAGGATGAGCAGTATCTGGCGATCCTCCGGCTGACCATCATGTCGGAGGAAATGCCAATGGCAGAGCGTTTGATTGCCGGGCAGAAATACGTCAAGCTGGGCGGAAACGGCGATGTAAAAAAGTTTTTGCACCAGCTGGAGGCACAGTGCGAACATAGCAGTGCGCAATAAATTGGGAGGCAGATATGCGGGTAAAAGGCAAGTGGAGCAAGGGCGAAATGGCACGAACCATTGTTGTGTATCTGCTCCAGCTCATCACGACGGTAATTGTCTGGGCCTGCGCTCTGAAAACCGTCGCCGTCCTAATTGCAGTCATCCGCAGCCCGGAGCTCGGCGCGTCGGTCGACCTGTCCGACGTGCTCGGCTTTACCGGCTGGGCAACCATCACAGAGCTTGGCCTGCTTGCCTTCAAGCGGGTTTTTGCGAAGAAAAATGAAACAGTCGAATAGCGAAAGGAGTAATTACATATGGACTACACACAGATCATCTCGGCAGTGATCGCGCTCATCAGCGCGCTCGTTTCGGCATTTTTGATTCCGTGGCTCAAAACCAAGATCGACGCCGACAAGCTGCAGACCATCCGGGCATACGTCGAGATCGGCGTAAAGGCTGCGGAGCAGCTCTATGACGCGACGGACGGCCCGGCGAAAAAAGCGTATGTTCTCAGCTTTTTGGCCGAAAAAGGGATCACATTTGATAGCGAGGTTATTGATAAATTGATCGAGGCAGCCGTGCTGCAGCTGCACCACGAGCTGTACGGGAGCGAGCGGGTATGAGTTACGTTATGAGAGCGTCCGAGCTTGTAAAAAAGCATATCGAAGTCGCGAAGAACTATAAAACCGTGTACATGTGGGGCTGTTTCGGCTCGCCGGTCACGGATGGGATCATCGCAGAGAAGGCCAAACAATACCCGGACTGGTACGACGCCGCAAAGCAGGCCGGATTCCGCGGGCTGATCGGGAAGGGCTACTTTGGCTTTGACTGCGTGAATCTCACAAAGGGGATCCTGTGGGGATGGACCGGCAACAAAAACGCCTACCACGGCGGCGCCCGATACGCCGGAAACGCCGTCCCGGACGTCTCCGCAGACGGTATGATTGCCAAGTGCAAGGACGTATCCGCATCCGGCTGGGACAAGCTCGTCCCAGGCGAAGGCCTGTGGATGCCCGGACACTGGGGCCTGTACATCGGAGACGGCTTGGCCGTTGAGTGTACGCCTATCTGGGATAATGGCGTGCAGATCACCGGCGTCGGCAACATCGGCGTCAAGGGCGGCTACAACAGCCGTGTGTGGAAGAAGCACGGCAAGCTCCCGTGGGTAGAGTATGATACGGAAACCGCCGACAAGGCCGTCGAGGACGCCAAGAAGACCATCAAGGCAAAGGCCGGACTTGCGGACAACACGATCAAATATCTTGCCGATTACAAGTACGGCGATGATCTCCTGAAAAAACTGGCTGCTGCCATGAAATAAAACCAGCCAGCACGGCGGGCAGAAGGGAGTGACGAAGCATAACTGCGCGGCTGGCTCTGCCGAAGGAGCTGGAACACCTCACGCGCAGCGACTGGGAGCG